ATCATAGTTCAATCAATTTCATTTCTCTTAATGATACACAAGTATTGAATGGTGATGAAATCCAAGCATAATAAGATGGATTATAACACCAAGGGCCAAGTGAAATAATTTCATAAAATCTATCAATAGCTTCTTCTTTTGTAGCAAATTCTTCTTGAGGTATCAACTCACCATTTACTTTTTTTTCGATAGCATATTTCATATATCAAAGTTACTAATTTTTTTAAGATAAGACCTAATTATTAATAGTTATATATATATAATAAGTAATAACTATAAATCAAAAGAAAAGAAAGAAAAAGAAAAAAAGGTAAAAAAGAAAAAGAAAGAAAAGAAAAAGCCCCCCCAAGAAAAACAAACAATTTCGCGAATAGCGAATTTACCTGAACCAAGCGTTGGTATATCGCAAGTTTGCCGTTTGCATCTCCCTTTGGCAATGGAGAGTAATTTGTATTTATTCATAAAAGAGAATGCCCCAATGATTTTTTGAATTGTTGAGATTCTAAAAACCAAAGGGGCAGTACTTTATCATCTCAACACAACAAAGATAGTAATTCAGTTAAATGGTTGCCTATAAAGTTAATCGCGAGTTTTGAACAATTCCACTATTGTCATTGCCAAAACAACAGGCCAACAAAACGCAGTGAATAGCATACCCAAAACATTCTCAAGAGTAAAACGTAGGGTTTGCTTTAGGATCATCACGGCCATCAGTCCAATAAGTAATAAGGCGGTCAGTAAATAACACGTAAAACAAAAATGTAGCAGGCTCATCATACTCCTGATTTTCTTGATTTTCTTCCACGTTTTTTCGGTTGTGGGGTTTCTTCTTCAGTAGGTAGCACTTCTTCACGCTTTAGCTGATTATTGAGTTCGCTAATGATTTTATTGATGCAAGGAACACAACTGCTTGTTTTGGTGTTAGTTCCCTTCATTATAGTATCGAGTTGCGTTAATAGCTTTCTATTGCCATCAGAAAGGACGTTGGTGCGCTTTACCTCATCAACTAATGCCTTTGCTTGTTCTATCAGTTCAGCATCCACAATCTTTGGCCATTTGCCTGCAGGACAATCCGCAAAACTCATCTTCGTTTTAAGGTCTAAAAAACACCCGCACGGCTTAAATGTGACACCATTTAGTGTGACGGGTTGAGCGAATGGATTAAGTTTGTTTAATGGCATCCCACACGTTCGAGTTGTGGAATTATATACCGGACACTCTATGCAGATATGCATCCGTTCATTGGCCATTTGCATTATCTTATTAATCATATGACTATTGCTTTTCGTATTTCGTTTTTTGCGTATTTCACAAAGTTATAAAGTGCTTTTTTAGGAATTCCAGTTTCATCACTCAAAGTTTGATAACTAAAATCGTTTAAGGCATATAGATAAAAGACTTCACGCTCCAACATCGGAAGCCGTGAAATCAAGATATCAAGTTGTTCATTTGTGATGCGATCACCTAACCACACCTCCACACTTTCAAAATCTCGCAGTTGTGATTCGGTTGGCTCATCACTCATTTGGTTGAACTTGCGAATGGTGTTATGGTAATGACTTCTATTTGACCAATGGGCAATCTTTAATGCGTGGTTTATGTAATGCTCGGAGTTCTTTATAGTGGATTTGTTTTCGAAGATGCACAATAGCGTGTCGTGAAGCAAATCATCTGCCTCGTAGACATTGCCACCGCAAAGGTTGATTGCTAACCTTCTATGCTGCTCATATTGTGCCTTTGAAATAATCATCTATAATTTTTTGAGCTGCGTCAAATCCTTTAACATAAGTAGCATAATAGCCTCTTTTGTTCAACTCTTTGATCCATTCCTTTTGTTCCTTACTCACAACTCCTTTCTCCGTTTTGACTTCAATAAAGAGGCCAAAGTATTTGCCATTAGGCTCACATATTTGAAGATCGGGAAAACCTTTCACATATCCAGTCGCCTTCATCTTAATCGCCTGCTTCATACTCGTGAACATTCCTCCCGCTGAGGCGCAATAAAGTGCATTTGGGTACTGCATCTTGATGTATTGGATAATGGATTGCTGCAATCCTGCCTCACCTGCGAATGGTTTTTTCGCTCGTGGCTTCATTGAATGTAGTATTTTACCTTTCACGTCACTAATTTAAGACGCATTTTTGACATTCATCAAAAAAAAAATGCATCTTGAAACCCGCATAAAACCTACAAAACTAAAAATAATTTGATAAAACTATTGACAAATCAAAATTTATTTATAGATTTGCCAAACAAACGAACAAAAAAACAACAGTTATGAAAAACAACACAGTATCAAGACAACACAGATTGTCAGTCGCTAAAAAAGGAATCAACGAAATCCACGTTGCAGGTAACGAAATCGCATTATGCCGTATGATTGGTAACATCTGTTGGACAATGACCAAGTACTATCCAATTGAGTCAGCACCTTTGTTCATCACTAAACACATCGGGTAATTATGCAGTTCAAAAAAATTGAAATTTATGGTAGAGATCTGGAAGATTTCAAACCAAAGAGAAATCCATTAAATGAATCAGTCTATCCATTGACGATTAATCAATCGGTAGCGTTGACATATTTGGTTCATAAATGGATGTCAAATGAAGAGGATGGATTTTTAATGACAAATGATGAGGCAAGTGATTTATTGAAAAGATTAAGAAAACACATTGGATATGAGCAAATTTGATACAACCTACCCACGTAAATTTATATGCGTGCAGTCATCAAGCTACCCAAGTGAGCAACTTGACTTTAACGCAATCGCTCAGCACATTGCGGATGCTTCACCTCGCAAACCATTTGAAAGGATGGAAGCTTTGTTAACTGAAAAGACTTATAAGAAATGAGTTATCAGTATTGGGATGAGTTTAAGACTGGCAAACCTTACACCTACGCTCAAAACAAAAGAGAGGAAAGAGAGTTGGAATTAGGTAGGCACGTGACCATTGCATACAAAGGAAAGCCGGTTCACATCAACACGTTTGAGGAAAAACATATAGAAGAACAATATCAAAAACAACATAAATCAAGTAATATGAAAACAAGTAAAATCAAGTCCATCCAAAACGATGGCACGTGGAATGACCTCTTTAAGTTCGAGGTACAAATGGAAAACGGTGATGTAGGCGGATGCTTCGCCAAGACACAAATCCCATCTTGGAAAGAAGGTGACGAGATGAATTACGAGTACACGCAAAAAGGCAAGTATTGGAATATCAAGTTTTTGCAATCCAACAAACCCGCTTGGACTGGTGGTAGTTCTGCTCCAAAATCTTATGGCAAAAGTCCTGAAGATAAAGCAGATATCGCACGTGCAGTAGCTTTGAAGGCCGCCGTTGATCTCCACAAAGGTGAAGGCGAACCGATGGAGAAACAAATCGGAATCATTTGCGCAACTGCTCAGGCATTTGAGGTGTATCTCACAACTGGCGACAATCCGTATAAGGACGCTATAATGGATGGCAAATTGTCAAACGCTGATGACCTCCCTTTTTAAGGGGGGTTATCACCTTTGATGACCCGAAAGAATTTATTGAATATCTAAAAAAACTAATATGAAATTTAGAACACTAATCAAAACACACTTTGCCAATACGCAGGAATTTGCAAGGGCAATGGAAGTCACTTGGCCAACTGGTCGCAAGTATGAAAGCTATCCGCTAACTATGTCAATACATCACATCGAAAAGCTTTCAAAGCTTATCAACGTGGACAAATGCGAATTGATAGAACTTGCAGTAGCTGAAAACGAAAATGAACACGAACCTTCAATTTACTGCAATGAATGATTTATTACTGAAGGTCATTGACAATATGCGAGTGCAATCCAAAAGTCAATTTGCACGGTTGAGAGAATTGATGGAGCAAACAACTCCCGAGATTATTGCGGAACTTGATGAGATTGTGGACAAATTCGATAGCCAAAAAACGCTCAATGATATCCTTTACCAATGTTGTGAGGAGGTGTATGGTGTAAGTCCTGAGGATATCCACGAAAAATCCCGCAAAAGAAACATAGTTGATGCACGTGGTATGTTTATAACCTTCCTTTTTTTAGCGGATGGGAATCTAACTTGGCAAAGGATTGCACAACAATTTGATCAAGACCACGCTACCGCTATCCATTGCACTCGAAAGTTCTGCGAGTTGTATGGAACGGATGGGGAATACCAGTTCAATGCGAATCAATTTTTTGAGACATTGGAGAAATATGGGTATAATTGCAGTCAAACTAAAAAACTTTTACAATATGGACAACCTTACTTTAATCTCAAAGGTACAATCCTTGGAAGAAAGGATAGCACACCTGGAGGAACTACTCCCGAAAAAATTAGCAGGCTCTCATTTCATTGTGCCATCACTTGAGGAAGTCGCAGACCACTTCCTTGAGAAGATGCCACACGCAACTTCAGAAGATGCGCTCAACTTTGCTGATGTATTTATCAGTCACTACACCAATACAGGTTGGAAGTATGGCAAGAATAAGATGAAGGATTGGAAAGCTGCGATGAGGTCAGCTTGGGACTTAACTAAATTTGTAACTAAAAATCAACACAATGACACAATTGGTCGAATACAACGGACAAGCCTACAACAATGGCTTGACGCATAACGAGAAAGCTTATTTGCAAGCACAAGAACAAATCAATCTTGGCGATTGCACACTCTCAATCTTTAAGCAAACGCTATCCTATGGCATCGTGCTTTACGGAATCAAAACGCTTCCATCTGATGAAGAAACAAATCTATTGTACGGAGTAATTCAAGGGCATTATAGATACGTTACGATTGGTGAACTAGCATTAGCCTTCCAACTCAATGCAGTTGGACAAGAATGGCCACGTGTGGAATGTTTCGGGTTGATGTCAGTTGGCTTTTTATCCGATGTATTGAAGCAGTATAGTGAGTACAAAATGAAGATGAATTTAGCCATTGACAAAAAGAAACAAAAGCTATCTATCCCTGCACCTTCAGTTGACGAATCAACCCCAATTAATTGGCTACAAATGTTCACGGATGACTTGCAATTGTGGAAAGAAAACAAACGTGATTACGTTCTGATGCTTGCACCAATGAAGCTACGCAAGTTGTACGAATTGGGCGCATACACTGATGGCACGTGGAGTGAGGATGAGTGGAAAAGATGGCAATTTATGGCATACAAAAAGACATTAGACGCAAATCAAATGAGTGACTATAAATTCAAACGACTTGATAAAATGGCAAAGGATAGAATCAAAGAAGATTATCAAGCTGAACTATCAAGGCTTGTATATGCTGACATTATGGACAGTCATATTTTACAACAAAAGGCAAAGGAGGTATTGTGAAAATCGAATTCCACGAAAAGCAAATTGCTGCTCTCAACGCACTTGCAATAGATAGCGACATCAAGCAGGTTTTATATGGTGGAGGTGTTGGTGGAGGAAAGTCATTCCTCGGATGCGACTGGCAAATAAAAAGAAGATTAAAGTATCCAGGTACCAGAGGCTTAATAGGCCGTGCTGAATTAAAGAAGCTTCGCCTATCCACTATGCAAACATTCTTTGAACTTTGCGCTCATCACAATCTGATTGCGGGAAAACATTACAACTACAATGGACAAGACCACGTAATAACTTGGTACAATGGAAGTCAGACAATCTTAATGGACTTAGCGGATACTCCATCAGATCCCGAGTTCCAGCGTTTTGGATCGATCGAGTTGACTGATTATTTTGTAGACGAGGCAGGGGAGGTATCTGAAAAATGCGTTAACATCTTGGCCTCACGTGTGCGCTATAAATTGATTAACGATAAACCAAAGGGACTGCTCACCTGCAACCCTCACAAAGGATGGCTGTATCGTGAATTCTTTGACGCTAAACGTAGTGGTTTAATAAGGTCGGATAGGGAATTTATCCAAGCCTTACCAACTGACAATCCCCACGTGTCACCAGTCTATCTTGAATCTCTTTTATTACTGCCTGAAGTAGACCGCAAAAGACTTTTGGAAGGCGATTGGGATTACGATGAGACTAAAGACCGCCTATATGAGTACGATGACTTACTGCGATGTTTCCGCACACCTGCCAATTCCAACGTTGACAAATTCATAACTGCTGATATTGCACGGATGGGAGACGATAGGACAGTTATAGTTGTGTGGAATGGGTTACACGCTGAAACTTTTGTAGTGCTAAAACACAAACCAATCAATGAAGTTGTGGATACCATTAACCAGTTGGTGAAAAGTCACGGTGTTAAGCTTTCAAATGTGCTATGTGATGAAGATGGCATCGGAGGAGGTGCGGTTGATTATTTGCGTTGCAAGGGGTTTCTTAACGGATCAAAAGCAGTGCGAGATAATTATATGAATCTTAAAAGTGATTGCTATTTTAAGATGGGAGAATTGATAACCAACAACCTCATAACTTTTGAATCAACTCACAAAGACACAATCGTCAAAGAACTGGAGATGATTCGCAGGGAGAAGCTTGATAGTGATGGGAAATTGAGAGTGACAAATAAAGAAGACTTAAAAAAAAGGCACGGCATTTCTCCCGACTTTGCTGATGCAATAATGATGAGGGCGTTTTATGAATTAAAAAAGAATTTTGGAAAGTATGCTTTCGCATAGAAATTTATTTATATTTGCAACAACTAAAAAAACAATATGGAACTAAACAAATTAATCAAGATGCAAGCGGAAAGCTACGCATCTTTTGGAAACGAAGACGACATGAGCGGAGAGGCTTATTTCGCCTTTGTAGCTGGTGCTAAATACGCACTTGAATTAATCTCTAAACAAATCAATGATGAATTATGAAAAACAAAATTACAATTGAAGACCACGAAAAATTGAAGGTGCTTAACCTATTGATGTGGTTACAAGCTTCATTGTATGCAGCTGATGAGTGCGAGACCGTCAAATGGTTTTACAATCACCAAACAAAGATGCTTTTAAAGAGGCTCAATGATTCTATACAAAAACAACACGGAAGAACAATAGCCAGTTTATGGGATGTTGATGGCACTTTACTTCCAAATGTTACTCAACAAATTGGTGAATTTACAGAAGAGATGGCAACGTACGGATACTGGATGCTACCTGAATTAACCAAATTAATTCAGAACGCAAAGGAGGAATCTGAAAAAGTGGAGGTGGTCAATGAGTAAGCACAGTAGTATTGAATATCTTATTATGGCTATAAAAACAGAGCAAATGAATAAGGCAAAATGCGAAGTAGAATGGCAATCAATTTTTAAGAAGGCAAAAGAAAAGCACAAAAAGGAGATTATGAATGCGGTGAATAATGGCTGCGGTATTGGAATGTGCTATATAGATAATTCAAAAGAGGGAGAGCAATACTACAACGAAACATTTGCAGGACAAGACAATGAGTAAGCAAAGTAGCGTTGATTTCATATTAAACGCTTTTAATCTATTATCGGATTCCGATTTCAAAGCGTGGATGCTAAATAATTATGATAAGATTAAAGCAATGCATAACAAGGAAATTGTTGATGCTCATGTAAATGGGAATAAAGAATATACTATTGGTGGTGGTTATGAATTAATAGCAGAGCATTACTACAACGAAACATTTGGAAATGAAGAAGTGCTTTAGTTGCAATCGCAAATTTCCTTTGTTTTTTTTTTCAAAAGACAAGATGAAATATCAAAGGCCAAGTGACCACAAAAGAGTGAAGTGTTGCAGAATTTGCAACTACTTCAAATGGTCAAAAGATGGCGAAGGTTGGTTCTTTGATTATTCGAAAGGTAAGTTTACCAAAGAAGAATTTAATTCAAAATTTAGCGTATTAAAAAGAGTATTAAGATGAAGAAACAAATAGAACAAGTGCGAGAATTTCGCAAGACTTACAATCTTCCTATTGCAGGTTGTAAAAATATTCAAGATTGTGCATTACACGAGCGACTTATCCAAGAGGAACTTGATGAGATGAAAAATGCATTAGACATCTTTGAGATTTCAGATGCGATTATTGATCAAATGTATTTGCTTTTTGGCTACGCAATTGATTTGGGAATTGATGACAAATTAGAGGCTATGTTCGATGAGGTTCACGCATCCAATATGAGCAAACTGGATAGCAACGGTCAACCCATTTACCGAGAGGATGGAAAGGTGATGAAGGGAGAAAACTATTTTAAACCTAACTTAAAAAAAATAATAGAGCAATGAACATAACACACGATTTCGACAACTGCCAGTCAGATGTCTACAAAGAAGTAATTACTGACCTTATCTCACGTGAAAAGATGGGACGAATGAAGTACGGCACGACCGTGGATAAAGCAAATTTATCAGAGCGTGAATGGATGCAGCACGCTTACGAGGAGGCTCTTGATTTTGCTATCTACCTAAAAAGAATGATGTCAAAAAAATGACATTAGCACCTGATATCAAAAGAGTGGCATTGCGCCACTTTTTTTTTGACCTTAATTGTTCAGTTAATTGTGTATTTAAGTTGACATTTTGCTGCTCTAATTGCTCTATATATCGGACATTAAACGCATTTAGTTGAGCGTATGTATCAATTGTCATACGTTGATTCTCATTTAGATTAATGTAGTAATCAAGTGACCTTACACCCAAGACAATTAACCTACGTTCAATGCTCAAAGAATCCAGCTCCTTCGAGTTCAATGAGTCTTTGGATAGCTTCTGTGTATGCGCTATCAATGGCAACGCTATCAAGCAGATAAATAGTATCAATGTCCTTTTCATAAATGGTTTTGAGTTTAGTGCGTGCAATGGTTAGCGTATCAATTCGCATTTGATATTTCGTAATGGTATCTGAAGTGGTTACAATTTGTACCCTACTTGAATCAGGTCTGCAAATCAATACACCAATGGCAATGCCAATGCTAATAGATATTGCCTTGATTAATGCGATAGTTTTTAACGTGAAATTCTTTTCCATTGCCTCTTGTGATTATTGCAAATCCGTGATTGTATTTACTATATGGATTGTAATCAGGTGACAATTCAGATAGACACCCAACACCCCAACACGTTATCACCTTTCCATTAACATCTCTTTCCGTGTGTTCAGCAGTTTGGTGATGATGTCCACACATTGCATTTGCTTTTGTCTTTAAAAACAATCCCCTCGCCACGTTAACTGATGGTATAAATTGCTTTCCGAATTCGTGTCCGTGAAATATGGATAGACCGCCTACATTCAATTTGTTTTTACCTTCAATCCATTGGATATTATTCTTATCAAGATGGCAAAGTGAAGCAAAATCAAACGCATCAATGTCGAATAACTCAGGTGCTTTCACTCTCATATATCTCCAGTAGCGTTCCTCGTGATTGCCTTCCTTATAAATGATTTCCGCTTTCGGGAATGTTTGCCTCAATTCAGAAATGAAAGTACGCATTGCGTAAAGTTCATCTTTGAATTTTCTTTTCTTTGGATCTTTGACAAAGTCAGAAATCATATGACAATCGAGTGCGTCACCATTCAGCACAACGGTATCAACTCCTTCATCTAATCCAGTTTGAATGGCTACTGAAATTGCATCAATATCGTGATATGGGATGTGAATATCTGATAGGATTAAAATCTTTTTGCCCTTGATATCAATATGCTTTCTTCCTTTGGCATATGACTTCGGTAACTTGAAAGGATTGCGTGGTCTTTCCTCTGATTTGTACAAAGATTTATCAGTTGTTTCTTTTCGATTTCTTGCACCATTCTTGCCTTCAATTCTACGCAATATACCACGTGCATCTTCTACTCCCAAGAAACTTTCAAAATGTTCTTTGCTTAACTTCTTCGCCAACGTTAAAGTTGGTGTATCTGGAAAACGCTCACGCAATTCTCTTGCGATTTTTGTCTTTTGACTTTCTGCCATATATTTTAGAATGGTTGATACACGGTACGTCCACCACTCTTGACCGCACGTAATATTTGACCTCTATTTCCATCCTTATTGAAACTTACGTGCACCCAAGATGGTGCATTCTCACTTCCGAACTCCCATATTAGTTGGTCAAATGTACAATTTTTTCGTATGTAATCAAATATCTCTTTGTTGTTTATACCACCGTGAATATCCCCATCGATATCGAGGGCTTTACCTTGCATATGTTGCGAACTTTTTGAACCACCTATGCGTGTATTAAGTTCGATGCTTCTAAATCCTGATGAAATACCAATAGGCTTTCCGAAATGCTCACGAACTTTATCAAAAATGTTGGTGCATACAAGCTTTAAGTTGCCCAATTGTTCAGCGTTTGGAGTATTGCCAATCTTCAATGCAGTCGCTTGGTTGCTATGCGTTACCTCTTTATATGATACGTACTTACTTACCTTTTCCATCTGTCATTGCATCGGTTATATCTTCGCTCTTTCTACCTATAATCGTCTTAATCTTACTCCATAAATCTTTCCCAGTTACGGACTCAATTGATTCTATAATTGATTTGAATTCAATAATGGCTACCACGGTTGCTATCAACTTGGTAATGGGGATAAGTTGCTCAATTATGTAGGTTTCAATTAGAAATCCACTCACAATCGCCACTTGATACAATAGCATCTTTGTGATGGTATCACTCATCCTGCGAGAGCGAATTCTTTGGCCTAATTTAATAGCTTTCCATATACCTACCACCATATCCATAGCCACCAAAAAACCGATTGTTATCATCAGTTCTTTGATGGGCAAAAAGACCGTTGCAATACCCAATAGCCACAACTTTACTTTCATCTTTTCTCTTGCTTTTTAAGATATTGCTTTAATAACTTTTCGTACTCCTTTCGCTTTAGTACGATGGAGGGAGAAAGTCTCTTATTGACCACTTGGTTCGCCATTCTTTATATGAATTTGTTATTAAAAAGTTACTCTTTCCGTATGGGTTTCTATCAGGGAAAATGTTGTTGTCAGTATTGTTGGTATATTCAGGAAACAACGTTGAATTAAAACACAAATAATCAACCATTCTTTTGGTATACCATCTTGCGTTTTGACGTGCAGCTTCCTTCAATGATTCCATTTCACTCTTTGTGACTGGAGTTGTGTCCTCACTTTGTCTACTAACCAAGTTACCGTTGTCGTGTTTATACAAAAGAGATGGGTAAAGTTCTACCATAGTCCACCATAACACCACCTTTAAGACGTATTCGTTCAGTAATGTTTCATAGTCACCAGTCAACGTGCCACCACTAACATCAGCTTTCAATTTTACCGTCAAATTTGTACCCAAAAAGTTGGTCAAATACTTATCTTGTGCCAAATAAATAGCAGGTCTGATGAGGTTGGGATCAACTGCATCGGTTAACGGTGTGAACTTCTTGATGTAGTCCTCATTTATCAATAATATTTCTTGTGGTATTGGCATTTTAATTCGTTTTAATTATGCATATTTTAGTGAACCTCTTCCTGGTCTATTGATTGGCGCAGTTCCTTCTATTCCTTTCTTTGGCACATATGGGTTATTACCTACACGCTTATCGTTTTCAAGACCTTCATTTGGTAAAATCCTTCCTTTGCTATCTCTTTTCCTTACATAAATTTGACGCCTCCAAAAATGATGGCAAAATGACCCCCCAAGGTAGCGGAAGATGGAATAATTTGATGCCCCAGTTGGTGCAAAATCTCCATTAACTCCTTTCTCACTCATATTCTCAATGTCCTCATATCTGAATACCGCACCCTTCACGGATAAGCCGACCATCTCAACGCAGAATTCACGTGAGTTAGCGGATAGATTTTGTGAATATGCATAACGTAATTTATACAATCCTGCATCACCCCAATTACTTTTCTCCCCTCCATTTGCATCCGACATTGATGGCATCTTATTGAACATTTCAGAGGTAAAGTTCAATTCATTTTCGGGATCAGTAACCTCCTCCTCGCTTATCAATTCCCATTCTTCTGAATCAATATATTCAGCTTTATTTCTTAACTCCTCAATGAATTGCCTTCCTTCCTCATCAGTGAAATCTTTTTCTGATGAACAGCAAATTTTAGAAACGCTTTGGTGTTCGCACTCAACTTTTTTTTTTTGCTGAACCTCAGTTGGTTCGGGTTGCAAAATTTCGTTTGGAATAACTTGCGGACTGCTAATGATATTTGATGCCTTGCAAATCTCCATTACTGAATCTGCAATTAATCTTTGATATGGCTCAATGACTTGTTTTTGGAATATGAAAAGTGCAGTCTTTAATTCATCGGTATTTGAACCCAATCCACCACCATCACGTACACCAAAAAGTAAAGGTGAAGTCACACGGTGTGCAATCATAATTTGCTTTGTACATTCTTCACTCAAAAACTGATATTGCTTATCTGCATCCGTTAAAGGAAATGCAGTGAAATCAACTCCTCTATCACGCTCCTCATTGAAGAAAGTTAGCACCTTTCCAGCATTATCTGCACCTTGAATGGATGCAGTCAATTGGTTTTTAATCATGTGTTGTTCTTCAAGTGATGGAATTCCATTATTGAAAGACGCAATTAATGACGGAAAAAACCCATTAAGAATATTATTAACGTGATACTCACCTATCTGCCTTGTAAGTTCAATGTAATTGACGCTACCAACGTAATCAGGCTTTGGATAATACTCACTACCAAGCTTCAAAGTGTGAACAAACATCACTTGCTTTGGTAGTTCCTCTTTATATTCAATATTAAACATTGGAATGTAATGGGGAACGTTTTTCTTTTTCTTCATATCACTCCAATCTCTTGAATACCATACACCAGTTACATCATCCTGCTCATCACTACAACCCAAACGGCAATTTTCATAGGGTAAATGATTAACTTGTGCAATGGTTGTTCTATCCATTGACCATATAATCTCTAAAAAGTAACCTCCAAATAGTTTAAGGTCACGTGCTATATTGGGAATAATCGAATCGAATTTAATTGACTGCAAATATTGATTAGCGATGGAATTACCACCAACTACACCTTGCCCTGCAATCATTTGGCTAATTGAATTTACAATTGATCCGTGAACTGGACTTTCATTGTATAGTTCAATCAAATATTGTGGGTACATATTAGATTCCCCAAAATTCACCCAACCTTTTGATACATTTTCTCTTTCAATCGGCGCAATCTTGACGTATTTCGCCATCTCTATTTGAGTTGCTCCAACTCTTTGCTTTATTTCGTCTATTAGATTAGCCATTGTATTCTATATCGTTTGGGATGGTTAGTGTTGGTTGGTCAAAGTACTGCGTTAACGTAGTGAATTCAATATAGCCCCTCTTAAGTTCTCCAACCACATCAGCATCAGCAGGATCAAGGTTAGTACTCGAATTTTGACCGTAGATAATATAATTGTAACGGCCTCCATCAGTGATGAGAATACTGCCATTAACGGCATCATCTGCATTTGTACTAATTGACAAAGTAGCGATCCTTTCATTTGTACTAATTAGCGTTGGAATAACCGCAAATATTTGTAATGTAATTTCGTTTTGGATAATTAAAAGATAATCCGTAAACGTTGATAAAAGCAAAGCCCCCTCCTCTAAAGAGAGAAGGAGGTTTTGAGATGCAGTATTTGTCTGTAAGTAATTCATTTACCTACAAAGATAATTAAATTGATGGTGCTTCAACGTCAATGTTGTTGAAGTTGTCAAATGGGAAAGTAACGAAAGATTCCAATCTATAAGCCTTATTCTTTTCTTCAGCAGTAAAGGTAATTGTATATCCATTCAAGTCACCCTTTGCAACTCCAGTAGCAGTTGATGCAGCAGTTACTTCAGCACCATCGAAACGGCCAACCATCCAAATGTTGTCGTTGTTATCTTGTACAAATACAATCAAACGATTTTTAGCAACTAACTCCAATTGCTTTCTGCGCAATGCAGACAACTTAAAGAATGTAGCGGTTACCGTTTGTGTATAAAAGATTGTACCATTCTCAACGCTTGATGCTACTTCTTCAGTAAAGCTACCAGTGTGCTTTGGACAAATGTATTTATAGATGGTTGCAGTTGGCAACGTATTGATTTCATCGTTATTATCAACGTTTATACCAGTCAAAAAATCAGCGTGTTGTTGCAAGTAGATTGCTTTGATACCGCCAATCGCATCTTTACAGTCAAGCTGGAATCCAGCGCTTAATTCACAAGCCATATTATTATATTTTTATTATTAGTTAAAATAAAGGGAAGGCAGAACTAACCACCTTCCCCTTTACTTGTGTTTATTAATTAGGTGTTAGAACCGAAAACTACGTCTTGATACACACCAACTTGTACTCCAGTGCGGAATCTCATTGCCATACGTACGTTGTCAGATGCATCAGTCATTGACATATCAACAACTTTAACTTCAGCGTAATCAGAGTTAGCGTCAACACCTACAAATAAGTTAGAAGGTTGAGCAGCAATTACAGTACCTGCGCTGATACCTGGACAAACGTAGATATCGTATCCGTTGAATTGCAAGTTGAAATCAGAAGCAGCTGAGAACATTTGCAAGTAACCTTGAGCAGCAACAGCTTGGCGGTAGAATTGTGCAGTAGCACGATTCATGTACAACTTTGTTTCAGGAGAACCAATCAAAGCTGGAGGAAGTGCGGCAATAACTGCATTTAAGTTAGCAATTACAGTGCTTACTGACATTGTACCACCTGGAGAAGTCCAAGTAAAGTTAGCATAAGTTCCCGCGTTTGCATTGATCAATTTTTCAAATCCATCAAAAGAACGGTAAGTGTTACCAACCGCAGTGTTACCTTGCCAAATAGTGTACTCAATTGTTTCAGCAACTTTACCAGCAGCATAACCAATTAAGAAATCAGCGAAATTAGCAGGAACAACATCGTTAATAAATCCACGACCAGTTTGTGCAGCTTCCCAATCACGAGCAAATTCAGACTTACACAACTCCAAGTTAACTTTCAAATCTGAAACCGTCAAAACTGACTCATCCAAGTTCAATGATCCTGCTTGTGTAAAGTCACAATCAGTACCGCTTTGCAACAATGAAGCAGCATTAGACAATTTTTTCAAAACTGCCTTGTATTTTACACCTTCTTTAAGGGTTACATAATTTTTAGCAAGAGTGTCACCAGACAACATTGCTGCGTTGATGTAAGGCAACGCCAATTCACCTGCGTAGGTTGAACTGTTAATAGTTAAGCTATCAGCCATTTTTTCTTTTTTTTATTTTTATTTATACTTGTTTATGATTGAGTAGATTCTATTTTTAGAATCCATTTTAGCCAAGTTGATTGGCTCACTTTTCGCAACTGTTGTTGATTTCTTTACGCTATCAACTGCGGGTTGCTTTGACATCTTTTTGATGGTAGAAGAAAGAGTTTCTTTCTCTGCATTCAATGCAGAAATTTTAGCTTCAAACGCCTCAACCAATGAATTGATTGTAGACTCAAATTCCTCTTTGCTTACACCTTCAAAAGCAGCTTGCTTTTCTTCTTCGATTTCGATTTCAACTTCAGGAGCTTCTGCTTCTGGCTCTCTGATCTCAGTGATTACACCACTTGCAACCACGATTACTTTTCCTTCAGCAGTTGTGTGTTCTCCATCGGGAGCAGGAACGGGATTGCCGTCACCATCCATAATGAAAAGTTCACTACCTACTTTAAATTCAGCATCTGGAGAATATACCTCCGTGCCATCAGCCAAAACGGCCATCGCCATTTGAGCCTCTTTTGTGATTTCCCCTTCAGCGGAAAGTTGAATGCCAAAAGCCTTCAATCTATCTGCGTATTTGGAAACGATTTCACTTACTTTGTTCATATCTATTATTTGATTATTCTAATCATAAGTAGCAAAACACCTATTTTTGTTCCGTTGTAATGTGTTTTTTTAGTTTGTTTAATTGTTTCGGTTTCACAAGAAAGCCCCCCAAACGTGGAGGGCTTTTTTGTCGGGTAAATAAAACACCTGCACAAGGTGTAATTGTTACAATCCGCTTAACTCGTTTTCGAGTTCTTTCATTATCTTTTCAATCTCTTGCTGTGTCATATACTCATCGCTGATTTCAGTAAAGAATCCTTCAAGTGAAAACCCTTTCACATCACCTTGTTTGATGGATGCCCACACCTCATCGTTATCAATCTTCATACCGATGCACCACGTGCCTTCAGGAAATGAGAATCCAAAGTTTTGACTCTTGTCGTGCGCTCCTTCCACTATCCAAGACTCCACAACCGTGCATCCAACAACTGGAATCTGATGCTCTAAATTGGAGTTGTGATGCATATTTCTTTTTAGATATTCTTGCGCTATTTTATTGATTGTTTCTTTGGAGTATTTGCAATAGTATTCACGGTTCATCGTGTCAACTCGGTAGATCAATTGCTCGGGAATCATAACCGCACCATAAACCATCTTTCTTTCACCTTCCTCAATTGCCGCTTGTTGAACCTTGCGAGTTTTTGATAGTGCGACAAAGTCAACTTCAATGGCAGGATTCTCCACAAGACTCATTGCGTGAACACCCAAGTATCCACTATCATCTATCGTGTATTCGATGACTTTGATTTCTTCTTCTTTCATATTACTTAATTAATTTTGATTGGTCTAATATCTTTTGTTGTGCATCTTGTGCGCTCGTTACATTAGTAGCTAAAACATAGCTTTGGATCGGTTGTGCTTTCGTTTGTGCGTTATTCAAAAAAGAAAGGTCAAGTGATGGAGCAGCAGTTGAACCACCGCCACTACTTGCACCCATACCACCACCACCTCCACCTCCACCTGATGGAGATGTAGAACCACCACCATCATCAAATTTAGTTTTAGCAATTTTAGCAACATTTGCTAATCCCATTGTAAGTGCAATTCCTGCCTCTACGAATTGCGCTCCAGTTGCTAACTTAATTGGGTTACCTCCTGCTGTTAATGCAGCATTCACGGCCATATAAGTATTGATACCTGCTTGTGCTATACCTAATGCTTTGTTTATTCTAAATCTTCTTTTAGCACCTTCCTTATCATTCTTTCCAAGTGCATCGGCTAAAGACATTAATGCACCAACTGCATCAGATGCCATTTGAATTCTTTTTTCCTGCGATTGTCTTTCAGCATCTTCAGCCTCTTTAGCATTTTTTTTCTTTGCTTCTTTTATTTGGTCATCAAGTGTGATTTCTTGTTGTGCAAATTCTTGTTGCTTTTGATTGTATGCAATTTGTGCTTCTAATCGTGCTTGTGTACCTTCAGCGTGTGCATTGATTTGCTCTTGTAATCGTGCTAATTCAAGTTTGCGTTCTTCGCCTAATACATATTTTAATGCGTTTAATCGGAGAAAATCACTTTTTATCCTTTCTGCATAAAATCTTTTTGACTCAATTGATAGTTGGTTAGTAGCTTCTGATTCAGTTTTAAGCAAATCATTTTTTTCCTTGCTCAATGCAAGGTCATTCATTTGCTGCTCTGACCTTAATCCTGCAATTTTAGCGCGTACACCATCAGCATTTGCAAGTGCTTGTGTTAATGCTACCTGATTATCAATCGTGTTATTGTGTTGAATCATTGCTTGTGCTGCTGCAACTTGTGCATTGGCTGCACTTAACTCGGCTTTCTCTTGCTTGTCTAAAACATCAGCTAATTCATTATTAGCTTTAATCCTATCCTCAATAGATTTACGCTCATCATCTCTAGCTTGTCGCAATAATTCCGCTTGTCTATCATACTGCTCTGATAATCGTGCTTGTTCTGCCGCTGCTAATTTTGCATTATTTTGAAGATTGACTAATTCAACATTAGCGTCAATAGTTTTCTTTACATAACTACCAATTGCATCAGCAGCTTTACCTACTGCCTCAGTAACTTTACCTACTGTATTATCAACCCCAGTAATAACATCAACTGCTTCACTACCTGCTTCTTTTGCTGCGTTCCAAGCTTCAGTCCATTCTCCTGCGAATAAATGTTTGATTGCTTTTCCTACGTGGCCGAACATTTCCAACCAAGATTCGAAACGCTCAATGATGTTTTCTTTGATGGCATTGCCCATCTCTTGAAGTGAGCCAATAGGGTCTTCAAATATTGCTTTGAAATAATCTACTACTGCTCCTGCATTATCAATGACAAAATTGAATGCATCTCTGACCATATCAGATAACACACCCATTGATACTGCAAAGAAATCAACTATTTTTTGATTGCCTGCTAATGCATCTTTAACTATATTTATTGCACCTGCAACAAGTCCAATAATACCTAATGACTTACCAATATTGGTAGCCATATCTTTGAAAGATTTTGACGCTTTCTCTCCACTATCCTTTGCTTTTTTTCCTACATCAGCAGTTTTCTTTCCAAGATTATCTATTGCTTTTGATGAATTCTTATCATCAATTTCAAATTCTACTACTACCTTATTGTCAGCCATTGAAAATCATTTTAATTAGTTCGTAAGTACCCCAAAGTAAAGTAGCTATAATGGCGAAATTGATACAACCAGTTAGCCATTTTGGTAATTTATTTTGGTAAGATTTTGCATTCGACTTGATGCCCATCTTTTGCATCTCGCAAATGTTCTTGAATGTTTGTTGCGGATTATTCATAATGGTATTGTGTGTATATTATTTGGGCTGAAATGTTGATATCAGTTAATGGATAAGATGAATTCTTGAGATACACCAATGGTGCAAATGTTGAGCCTACCAAATCCAAATCAAGTTCAACGTAACCGGTTGTGCTATGCACGTTGGAATCAACTTGAGTTATATTTTTAATTGACAACCCACCGCTTTCAGCTAAATGCACATTGAATTCAGATGTGATGTTAACATCAATTCCAGTCATTGAATCAGCGTGCGCCGCAACTATCATTATTTTGATGTACCATAGTGACTCTTCGGGTACTGTGATATAACCATTTCTATCAGTTGTTAATGTAATTGGTGTTGTTGCATTTGTCCAATCACCAAACCCACGCACTTGAATTATACCGCTTTGGTATTGACCTGCATATGCGCCACCGCTACCAAATGTAACACCTTGATTAATTGCTTTTGCATAAGCGCCACCAATCAAACTATTTTTTATTCCAAATGTGACAACATTTCTTTCACCATATACAATCGTATCTAATACGTTTCTATCTATTGTATTATTTGGTGTAGCTATCAACGTGGTAGCTGATGAGGTTATAATTGGTTCACGTGTGAGCAGTTCCAATTTATTGCCTCCTTGCAATGACTTTGGTTTACCATCGGGAATCTTTGCGAAACAATTATCTATTACCCAAAAATATCCATACAAATTACAACAGGCTTCAGTTGGAGTTGCTAACTCTCCATCACCATCCAAGAATCTAACACTACCATCAGAATTCATAACTGGAGCAATTGTCAACAAACAATCGGGAGTTGCACTAACTATCTTCAGCAACTTAACCTTAACGCTATCTTGCATACCTACCACGTAATCGCTGATATCAAGAATGCGGTAGTATGCATCTTTGATAAAGATTTTATCATTGAATTTAAATTGGTAAATATCTGCAAAGTCCAACGCAAAGAAAGCTTCAATGACACGTGCATCAGGTGCGTAAATGTCAGCTATATAATCGTTCCAATAACGTTGATATAACGTCTTATATGGTGTGTTTTGAATGTAATGCAAAGGAACTTCCTGCCCAAAGTTCAAATCCTCATCCGTAATGGTTGGGTTATTTGATGTGTAATGATTGAACAAAGGGAAAAAACGTGATGTAAAAGAAGTGTCATCATTGTCCCACATATCAATTTTAAACTCATCGGGAGTTTTGTATAGTATGCGAGCGCCAGGATTAACGTAACCACCTGCATCATTGATGAATTTAGGGATTGCAAATGTTGTATTGTTTATCAACGCACACGGAGTGGAAAAAAACAATGACTCAACTTTATAATCATTTGTGGCAAAGTCATTTTCGGGATCTAATAACTCCAATCTACCATATACCCTATCGCCTTGTGAGTTGTAAATGTTGTTTAAATAGTCAGTAGACCTCTTATAACTCCAGCTATTTTTTTGCGCCTGATAATCTGACGTTGATGTGAGTGTAATGTCTTTTGAGATGTCCAACTTATTTGACCAATCTTTAACATTACCTTGCGCCAAATATTGTTGAATTGGTTTAAATGTTAAAAGCTTTGGGTTAATATCATCGGGGATAACTACTAAATTGAACATCTTGAAAAGTGAACTCATAAATTCACTACACTTCATGACAGGTGCATTGGCTGCCCAATCAATTGCGTTACCCAATGTCTTGACTGCTGACACGCATTCAATATTTGAGTTTTGATTAAATGGCTCATTTGTTTCAGCAGATGCATCTTTAAATCTTAAAGTGTTTGCAGGAATATCAAGTATCAAAGCATCTCCCCATAAGACCATTTCAATGGTAGTTCCTGCCTCAAGAAAAACCTCCGTTGTTTCAGTTTCTCCCAAGTTGGCACGTGCGTGACTATTGTTCAAAGCAAGGCCACCCGTACCAAATAGAAAAGTATTACTTAATGAGATTGGATTTATGAATTTGTCCCCATTTGGATTGGTTCTTAAAAATCCAATAGGGAAACTTATCAATTGAATAGTTGCAAATTCTTCAATGTTAACGCATCCATTAATTATATAATTACCATCAAACGGAACGGTATAAATATTTGAACCACTCACGTTACTACCTGGATCATTGACAACAGTCATCGCAGGAATTGTGTAACTATAAATAGTATTTCCATCCGCTAAAGTAATAGGAGCAAAATCAGTTCCATCAAAAACAACATTGTTGATACCGCTATCAACTTTAAATACGGCAGTTTCATTTGCACCGCCTACCATTGTCATTGAATTGTTTTCAGATGTAAATGGAATCCACATCTTATCCAACTGCTCCGTTAATGTAGTGCTATCATCTTCATTGAATTCAAATCCACTCAATGCGAATATCTTATCAAATATGTATCTTGCCCTTACAAATGGGGTTAAGTCATTTACTTTGATTGCTTTTTCTAATGCTACAAATACGTTGTCAAATGGATTTAAATAAATAGACCTTGAATTTGTTGCGATGCTATTACCAGTCCAACTATTGCCCCTATCAGTTAAGCCAAATTGGATATCATCATAAGCAGCTACAACATCAATTGAATTGAAAGTTACATCAATTGGATAATCATTTTGAAGTTCTGAAGCTATGTAGTTTTTAAAGTCAGCATCTCCAATTGTCTTGAAAAAATTAACCACGTTTCCAAAGAACACAATCTCCAAATCATTCACCTCACCATTGCTCGTATAGGCCGCTTTAAATTGAACATAACCTTCTATAATTGGTATAGTATCAACGGTAATTGATGCGTTGATTTTACGCTTGGGATTAAAGCCACTGAACTGAAAAGTATTCTCTTGAATAAATCCAAAAATACTTGCGTTGGTTGGTGTGAATGGAATCCGAAAAGTCCTCGAATAGTTACCACGTGGTGCAAGGTCTTGAATGTCATTGAACGACCAATTTAATGAGATGTTTTCATTCTCATAAAGGTCAACCAATAGAGGTGTTTCATCCCCTTGCGTGTATAAGATTAGTGCTGTTTGCATATAT